TCCCCACCCATCGCCCCCAACCCCGCCCGCGCCATCTCCCGCATCGCCGCCCGCGCCTGGTACTCCTCCGTCTGTTTCATCTCCTCGATCTGATCCTGACTATACCCCGCCTCCGCCCAAGCCACCTCCAACGGAATCTTCAGTTTCTCCACCTTCAACCCAATCGTCTCGATCTCCTCCTTCTCGTCCCGCGTCTCCGCCGGTGACCACTGCGCCTCCACCAACGCCTCCTCGTCCAGCCCCGCCCCCCCGAACGTATTCGCCAGCCGCATGGAAAAGTACATCACATTCTCCCACGAATTTCCGAATCCCACCTGCCGTCCTCTGATTTTGGCCAACAACGGCTCCTCCTGCTGCTTCAACGTCCCCTCCGCCGCCACCTGACCGGTCATCTGAAACCGGCTCATCGGCGTATCCGTCACCTGCCCCAACTTCATCACCCACGAATCCAACGCCTCCAACATCGGCCTCAAATCCGCCGCCTCCAACGGATCCACCCGCGCCTCCGGGTTCGGCACCCCGATCCAACACCCCGGCGAGATCTGCAGATAATTCCCCCCGTCCTCCTCCGGCGTCTTCCCGTCCGTCGTCGGGATAAACCCCCGCGCCACCAGCACCCGGAATCCACACGCATCCGCCGTCGCCAAAATATCCAGCGCCGTCTTATTCACCGCATCCTGCACCGGGATCGCGTCCCACAACTCCGTCCGCAACCCCGAATTCCGAAAATGCACCACCGGGATCCCCAGTGGCCGCCCCGCCCGGTCCACCCACCGCACCGGCCACACCCCGTCATCCTCCTCCGCATACTCCTCCCACCCCGCCTCCCCACTCCGCGTTCCCAACACGTACTTCTCCACCTGGTCCGCATAATACAACGTCATCCGCTGCTGCGTCTGCCGCCGTCCCCGCTCGTCGGTGACCGTCTCCGTCCACCGCTTACTCGCATAATCCATCGGCTGCGACGGATCATCGTTCGGATAAAATGCCTTGCACCCGAACCCCGTGCCCTTGACCTGCGGATCCGTGTACCGAGGATGCGGGATGAACCGAGGCCGCCCCACCTCCTCGTCCCAATCCACCATCACGAAAAACTCCCCATCCCGCACCGCCCCCAGGTGAATCACCCCCTGCCCCTCGTCCATCCGGTTCGCCTGCCACCATCCCCACGCCAACCCCGCCAGCTCCTCATCCAGCGACTTGAACCCCGCCACCAGCAACCGCTCCACCACCGCATCCACCACCATCCGGCAATAATTCACCGCGAACCGCTCCTCATCCGCCTTAAAATTGAACCCCAGAAACTCCTTCTGCCGCTCCGTCAGCGGCACCTCGTGCTCACCCTCGTAATAATTCCTGGCCAACACCACATTCTGCTGCCGCGTCCGCTCCTCCCCCGCCAGCCAATTCAAATACGCAATCTCTGCCGCGATGCTCATACCCACCTCATCAATCGTACCTGCCGCTTAACCGGCGTCATCTTCCTCAAATGCCTTCACTAACCACGGATTATCCTGCACCACCTGCAGCATCCCGTATGCCAGAGAATCTACCAGTCCCTCTCGCCCAGCATCTTTCGCCAACCCTACCTGCGTCAGGATTATATGCACAACCTCGTGCCATATCGTCTGCCGCTTCTGCTGGCCGCAATTCCGCCCCTCGACACGAATTTCACACGAACCATACTTCACTTCCCCAAACAATCCACGTCCGTTCTCCTTCAGGCCATCCACTTCTACTATCTGGTAGACTATCGGACCGATTCTAACTTTACGCATCACCTTTACCTCCTCAATACGCAAACACATAAGCCCGCTGATCTCCCAGAAGCAGCCTCAACAATCCATACACCAGCGTATCCACCTGATCATCATTCGCCGCCTCTGGAAATAACGTCAATTCATCCTCAAACACATCCAGCCAGGGAGTCCCCGTCACGTGGACCACCCGACCACTTTCATAATACGGCGTCACCGCCCGCGCCCGTGCCACTTTATCCTTCCCTCCCGGCGCCACCGCCACGATCGGGATCTTCGTCTCCCGCTTCAGCACCTGGAGAGCACTCCGCCCACTCGCCCGCTTCTCCACCAACACCACGTCCGGCCGCCCTCGCTCATACTGCGCCTTCACCGCATTTATCAATTCTGGAAATTCCAACCTCTCCCGGTACACGTCCACCACGTATACCGTCCCCCCAGCCAGCCCCAGCGTCGCACACACCGACCAATCCGCGCTCTCGTCCTCCTCAAACGCCGTATCCCACACCTGCACCACCTGCTCGAACGGCGTCGGCAACCCCGTCCGTTCCACGTACCGGAAACATTCCCGCTTGAAAATCCTGCCTGCCATCGCCCGCAAATCATTCAGCTTCTCTCGAATCCAAATACTGCGGATACTGGCCAACATATCAAATAACAGCGCCTCAATCGGCCACTTCACCGGCCACAACGTCCTGACCCCCTCCGTCCCCACCTCGACCCCCACCAACACCCCCTCCTCGTCGTACACCGGCTCATAATCAATCTCCCCCAGCTCGTGACTCAAAATCGCACTCACCACCCGGCACGACCAGGCCGGATTATCGAGAATGAAATTATAAATGTCCTTCGCCACCGTCTTCAACGTCCCCACCACCACCACCTTCGTGTGTGGCTCCCGGAGCTGCAAAATCGTCCCCGAGAACCACTGCAACAACGACTTCAGCCGTTCCTGCGTCTTCGTATTCTCGTCATCCTCCACGTCATCCAGGACGATCACGTCAAAATGCCCGCCCGTGATCGCCCCCCCAACCCCCACCGCCTCCACCGTCGGATCCTTCCCTCGCCGGTCACGCTTTACATAAATCCGCTGCTGCTGCCACGCCCCCTCCCGCCGCCCCTCCCGCTCGACCACCCCCGTCGCATTGCTGATATCCCGCTGCCCGACCATCTCCTTCCAATGATCCGCATAATACGCCTTCAGCTCCCGGTTCCTCTCCAACTCCGTCTTGATCACCTGCAGCGTCTTTTTCGCCTCCCCCGCCGTCTTCTGCACGATCAAAATACGGACATTCGGATCCTCACACACCCGCCGCAGCGGATACGCGATACAAAAAATCTCGCTCTTACCGTGATCCCGAGGCCAGAAATCCCCCTCATATTGTAAAAAATCGTCGTCCACCCGAGCAGCCATCTCATACTGATGCGGCCCAGGAACAATACCCTCCCGCCACACCCGTGCGAAAACCGCGCTATCCCTCCGTGCCGCCGCCCGCAGCTTCCTCCGCAAGCGCCCGTCTGATTGCCTCGATCTCCTCATTAGTCACATCCACATACTGCACCGGCCCATCCCCATCCCCCACCACCCGCAACCGCTGCATATCCTCCCACACCCCCGCCCGCTGATAATACAACTTCCGGTCCGTCGCCGACCCCTCCTCATCCACCGCCGCCCAATAAGTCCGTTCATCCACCTCCGCCAGCCGCATCCCCCGCATCCGCATCACCTGCAACAACTCCGCCCACTGCCGGATCTCCGGCCGCCTCCCCTCCCATCCATAAGTCGTCGCCCTGGCCACCCCCATCAACCGCGCAAAATCCCCCCGCGTCCGCACCTCCCCCCGATCATCCGTCCGCAGCGACAACCACACCGCCAACATCGCATCCCGATACCGCACCCCCCGCGCCTTCAAAAACAAATACCCGTCCAGCCAGGCCGGGGCCGCCTCCTCCCGCATCCACTGCACCAACTCAACCAACAACACCCGCTCCCCCACCGGCGCGACCCCCTCGAATAATTTCAACTCCGCCTGCTCAACCATCATCCTCACCCATCACATTTCACGCAACACGCAACACGCAACACATTCCACGTCCGATAATGAACCTTATCACGCCACTGCCCTCGTCACATCCGCCGTCACCGCCGCCCCCCCCCCCGTCCCCGTCTCCACCGAGGTGGAGGTGATCATCTGCACATCGTAATACAACCCCCCCCGCGTTTCCAGATCGTCCGTCACATCCGCCGCCAGCGTGATCGTAATATCCCCCGCACCCTCATCATCAATCGCGATACTCCCCTTCGAAGCATCCCCCGCCGCCCCCCCATTGATCCGCAGCAGCCCGTCGTCCACCCCGCTCGCATTCTTCCGGATCCGCACAATCGCCGCCAGGTCACCGTCCGCCTTCCTCTCCTTCACCGTGAAATCCAGCGACACATACCCGCTCAGCGACCCCAACCCCGTCAGCGCCGCCACAAACGTGTCCCCTCTCAGAACCGTAATATCCGATCCCGAAACCGCCGCCGTCACCGCCGCCGCACTCTGCGTCAACGTCCTCGTCGCATACCCCCACACATCCGCTGCCGTCGGATCATCGAGACCGGCAAAGCCGGCATCCATCTCCGCCTTCGTCGGCGGATCATAATCCGCCAGAGCCGTATCCACCTCAGCATTGACCTCCGCAGCCGACAAATCGTTGAGGCCGGCAATCAGGCCGGGCACATCGTCCGTCTGCAACTCATTCGTATCTGCGCCGATGGCGGCGAGCTGCGTACT